ACCAGATGTGATGTTCAAGATACGGGACCCGTATAAAACGCGCCTAGTAGCTAAAGTTTTAGGAGGCATAAAACTCTCTTGATATCGAATCTTAACTGTATGCGTTAAATCCGAGTCCACAGCACCAGTTTTAAGTTTCTCACGTCCACTAATTGGTTTAATGTTCGCCCATATCGTTGCAATATCAGTCCAAACATTTATTTCCTGTCCATAATCATCGTTTGATGAACTACGCTGCTGTAGCTTTACCTTACGATTGAGTTCACCAGCTGACATTACACGCCTCTTCCAATCCGGTAGGTAGACAGTACCCGACGCCAAGCTAAAGGTAGCTCAGATACTGAACCTCGAACTACAACAGTACTTTCACGATCGCGATATAAATCGCCAAAAACGAGAAGAATTGCAGCATTAATGGCGGCTGTTGTAACGATCGGACTTACGCCAGCAACTCCATCTGTCGTTGCCGTATCGAGCATTTCTTGCGTGGCATAAACATTACATCCGATATAGTCTTGGACTATCTGCTCAGCCGCAGACAAATAGACAGCAATATCTTCAGATGAATCAGTGATTTTGCAATGTTCACGCGCAATGTGCTCAGTTACGATCGACATTAATCGTCCTTACGCTTACGATTATTTTTCACTTTAGACTTAACCGTTTCTGATGTTTCCTGAAATTTGGATTCAACATATACGGCGCATTTTGCCTCGTCGACAAGATGTTCTGCCAAGGTGTCATCGCACCGCATTACATCACCAGGACCAAACGATCCTCCTGCAGACGTAGCACCAAATGTAATAAATTTAATTTGAACCATGGTTATTCCTTAATAGTGGAATAAATAGGACTGAATTTTTATTCAGTCCTATTTTTATTACCGTTTACGAAGCAGCAGGTGTCAAATCACCAGCGCGAATTGCACCAGGGATCTCAGTTGCTAAAGCCAATCGACGCTCGGCACGAATCGTAATCAGGTTCTTTGTGAAGTTGTCGCTGTCGGATTCTGACATTTCAACGATCACGCCTTCACGATTGTGAATCATGTAAGCCTGGGAAAATGCACCTACAGCGACCGTATCAGCAGTTACACCAACCGATTGGACGACCGGGATACCAAACAGGCGCATCACACCTGCCGCATCAACGTTTACACGCGCGGATCCAGCAGCCGTAGTCATCAAATCAATTTCGATAGCTGCAAAATCCACTGGATTAAGCAAGATAGCCTCTGCTGGATAACCAGCTGCCCAAGAATCAGCGATCATCTTACGGATGAGCACCAATTTCGAAAGAACGGTACCCAATGCACCAGATAAGTATCCGTGTGCCGTATAGTTGCCTGAATCAAACATACCCGAGATATTAGGAGCGGTACCGTCACCAGTACAAAGCTGAGTTTCAACTTTACGCTGGACACCGTAACGCATACGGTTATTCACGTACGATGCCAAAGCAACGTTATCCATCGCCAACTGGCGGCTGATCTTGATCCAATGTGCAACCGTGGAAACTGGCATATTGACCAGGGTCCAAGTCAGTGAGGATTCAGCTTTTGCCGCGCCCTCTGCAGCCTCCGCCGCGTTGTTCGTAAAGACGTTTTCTTTGGTGAATTCAATTGCGTTGCTGCTTGTTGGAACTGCATTCAACAAACTTTCAATGCTGAGCATTTGAAACGCACCAGGCACTACGCCAGGCTTACGATCAGGTGCAACGTTTGTATCCGAGCCGACCAGCGTATTCTTGACTTCAATACGTGCTTTCTGTGTGCGACCACCGACAAAATCTGTAAATGCAGAAGCTTTGACAACCTGCGCGCCCCAGGACTCGTCATTTTTTTCTGTAGGCGCCGCTGGCGAGCCTTTTTGTTCGATAACGGTCAGGCGATCAGCAAACTCTCGTTGCTGAATACCCAGGTTATCAAGTGCTTGTTTGGTATCAGCTGAGACCTTACCAAGAGTTTTCATTTCCTGGTCAGCTTTTTCTGACTGAACGGACATCTTTGCCTCGATACTATCGAGGGCTTTCATGATTGCTTCGGACATTTTTGTTCCTTTAGAAAGTAAAAAAACCGCCCTTAGGCGGTTGTGCTATTGCGGAATGCGCGACTTACGCTGCGAGACGCCGGATTCTTTCCAGAATTTCGCTTTGTGCTTTCGTGTCAGGATCACCATGGGCATCCCGCCCAGCAATAATCGCCTTCACGCGAGAAACCGTCGCCATGGCCTCCCACTTGCCCAGCCCTGCATCCCGCAGCAGCCGTTCAATATCTCGCTCTGTCTTGCAGTCAGGCAGCAGAGCTTCAAAATCAATACTTTTTACGCTACCCACCCGCGCCGCTTCATCAGCGGGGAAAACTACCGGTGAAATTTCCACCAGATTGGTCCATCGATGAATAATTCGACCGGTCTTTGTTTCCTCAAAATCCCCTGCTCCCAAATATCCACCGATACTCAATCCATCGATCGTTCCATGGCACATTGCAGCGTAGACGTCCTCAGCAGTGCTGAGTTCAGGTGTAAATTCACCCGTTACAAACAATCCAGTTTTGTCCTCATTGGCCAACAAGTACTTGCCAATTGGCATATCCCATTTATGGTCAAAAAACATTTTAGGAAGACCATTTTTGGATAAAGTTTCCGCAAATGCTCCTGGCATGATGGTGTCACCGTAGCTATCAATGCCACCAAATACGGATGCATAGCCTGAAAACTTTCCAGTTTCAGCATCATCCAATGTTAATTCTGCGTTATTGAGCTTGAGTGTTTTGCGTACCTGTAGCATTGCTGCCTCCATTCTGAATCTTTCCAAGCATGGAAAGAGGAGCTAAGTTTGTCTGTGCGGTTAATTCATCGCCACCAGTGATTGGAGAATCATTTTCAAGCTGACGACACTCATTCCTGGTCTTAAGACCGTTCTGTACGGCCTTGGAATACACCTCGAATCGATCTTTAATGTTTCCACGTAGCAAAGCATCAAAATTAAATTCAGCACTCTGGCGAGCCCGCTGCGCTGGCGTCATGACTTGCTTACGTACTGCTTGTTCGATATTGACTGCAGCCGGGCGAATTCCAAGCTTGTGAAATCCGTCGAAAATCTCAGAAATCCCACTCCCCCAAGCAGTAACGTTGGCGTGATGGACCAGTACCGGAGGCACATTGAACCAACGACAAATTTCTTCAACCTCAAAATTGCGCGACTCGAGCAGTTGCTGGTCCTCAGGAGAAAGACTGAGTTGCTGATACTTCATATTGGCTTCGAGTACAAATAATCGGCCTGTATTTGCCGTAGCTATTTCACCAAAATTTGCACGAATTGCCTCTCGCTGGGCCGGCTTTAAGACCTCATCAACCATCAAGACACCCGTTGGCTTACCGTTTGTGCCAAATAAGCGACTTGCAGTAGATTGAGCCTTAGCAGCACTATCAGTCGTCGCGCGCATGTAATCAAGCTTCGACAATCCGACAGTTCCATTACCAAGGCCTTTCAGGTGCAAGACATTTTCAGACGCCAAGAAGAAAATCTCTCCTCCAAGTGTGTACGAGTACACCGTAGTTCCGTCTAGCAACACATTCTGCATGACCTGATCAGCAGGCATTGGCCACAGCGATAGCGCCTCACCTGTTGCCGCATCACGATCAATCCGTGCGTAGGCGTTCCCGCGCAAATCATGATTCATCATCATGGATCGCCAAAACTCAAATGGCGTCATTCGCGCATTAGGGGTTTCATGCAGCAACGAATACAGCCTGGAATTACGGGCCATGTTCTTTTGACCATCTAAGGTCACATCGTAAGCAAAGTACGGCATCGATGCGATCGTATTTGCGCGCAACTCAATGCAGGCCCAAACGGTAGAAATTTGCAGTGCACCGTCTGGACTGACTAAAGCCGTTCCTTCGACCAAAGAACTAGACGGCATCGTATTCTGAATGCCAGGAACTTCATCCAAGGCTCCGCCACGGCGAAACCAGCCGAAGAAATTAGAAATTAGAGCCATTTATCCAGTCACCGGAGCATTCAGGAAATCATCAATCGAGTTGTCATCAACATGCATTACCGCGCGCGATAAAGCCATAATTGAGGCAACGATCGGATCAATTCTTCCTTTTGGTTTACTGCGCTTTTTGTCTGGCCTGAAATTATCGTTACTGTCATACAGCAACGACACGTTTCCAGCGGCCCACCTCAGAAGAGGATTGCCGCCGTGCCTAAACCGTTTTGCATATATAAGTTCTTCGAGTTTCTTACTACCAGGGTACATGCCACCTGTATTTTGCGGCACCTCTACCAAGGGAACATCCTTTTCAATTAATTCATTGGATAATTGCTGAGCATTCCAGCGATCAAATCCGACTTCTTCAACGTCATAGAGCTTAAGGCAATCAATAATTACCTTTTTAACTGGCTCATAGTCTGTGACATTTCCTTCTGTTACGTTCAACCAGCCCTCATCAGCCCATCGCGAATAAGGCGCAGCATCATCAGCTTGCTCATCTATTTTTGACCTCGGGCACCAGGTCCATACCAGGACAAACCAATCAGCACTGCCTTCGATAGGCGGGAATACCAGTGCAAATGAAGTTAGATCACGCGTACTTGCCAGGTCCAAGCCACCAAAACATCTACGACCACGCAACTGGTTAGATTTAAATCCCTTTCCGTTCTTATCCCAGACACCAATATCGAGCCAACCCTCAGCATCGTTACACCAGATATTAAGATCTTTCGTTTTAAAGTTTGCTAGTGCACTGGGTAATGCACGTGCTTTGCGCGACATCGTTCGCATGTAATCCATCGTTTTTGATGAACCGAGTCCTGGATTAGCTTTTATCCAGGTTTTTTCATCAAATGGATCATCATTGGCATCCAATGTGTAGACATAGCCAAAAAAGCTATCGTCTACTCGCTTGCCCTCCAATACAGATATCAGATAACTCCTGATTTCGGTGCAAACCCCATCCAAGATAAATCCTGCAGTCGTGATGGCAGAAAGTAACGGCTGAGCGCGTGCACCAAAGCCAGACTCCAAGACGTTCCACTGATCCCGTGACTTCTGAGCATGCAATTCATCAAAAAGCACCGCTGAGGGGTTAAAACCATCCTGAGCATCGGCATTACTGGCAATTGGTTTGAAGACCGATGCGCCAGACTCAATACGTTCTTGATTTGTTCCCTCAAATATCCGAAAGGATCTTGCAACACCTGCTGACTTCTTTGCCCATCGTTTAAAGTTTTCAAATGCTGGCTTA